ACACAAAGACGGTGCATTTAATGAAGTTCTACAATTTACTAATACCACAACTGCTAAGTGGCTGCTTGTGCAGTTACTTACTGTTGGTGAGTACAATAAACAGAGACGCTAAGATCTGCCTTAGCAACACTACTCCTTTGCGATCTCTAATTGAGTACTGGTCTAGGATAAGTGAAGGTTTATCCATGGAAGATTCTACATGCAGCCTTGGTGACAGTTCCTATGTGAGGATGAGTAACAAAACAATAATGAATTCTATAAAACTAGTCCAAGACTCCGTGACTGAGATCAAGCTTCAGTGCAATATGGCTAACAATTCTAATGCACTATTACATTTTGATGGGCTTAGTGACTCTTTTGATAGGCCACAAATTCTAAATTGTGAGTCTAAGGAGAGTCTTGGAGACATCAATTATAATCCTGAGTATGAAATCCACAATAAAGATATAAAAACTGAATTAAAATCATCTGATAGCATCTTAAGAGACAGGGTGGCGGAGCTCGAAGAGAGGTTGAGAGATGAGACAAAACTGCTGAATGCAGAAAGAATAATTAGAGACATGGAGATGAATGATCATAGTGAGAGATATTATTCAAATGATGTAAGGATGAGAGAGCATGAAGAACAGGTTAAAAATCTTGATAAAATGTTAGTAGAAAAAGAGAGTTATATTGCCAGATTACAAAATAACATAACCTCCATGATCTCAGCAATAAAACCGACGAAAAAAGCAGCAACACTAATTACTGCAATCAGTCTGCTATCATCAGCTTATCCCTCTCCTGAGATGCCACATCTACGAAATAGATTTGGGAAAGGACTGTACAAAACTGAGGAAGCAGACGAGAGTAACTGTAGACCAATAGATTATGGCACAGCTTGTGCTGGCTTTGAGTATATTTACTACAAGGGCGATTATCCCTTTATGAAGGCTCATTACCATCATAGGACTCTCCTTGAAGCATATAATGACAACTTAATATCACTGAAGTCTAGTAATGGTCTGTGTAAGTTGGACAACACAAAAGGAAAGGCTTGTTTTGATGAGAGAGCATTTATTAAAGCATCATGCCCTCCTGGGCTAAACTCTGCACACTATGTTGACTCAAAGGGTAAGATGCGAATTGTGAAGTGTGAAGATGGAAATGAGCTCACAGAAGATTGTGTGCATTGTAAGAAACCACTTACAGGGAAGCAGGTGTCTAAATCCTCAGTTGCCCTTCAAGATGCAGTGTGTCAAGTGAACTCCACACAGTATAATGGCCCGAGCATTGTTCCTCTAGGTGTTTGCTCTATTGGAAACATGAAGTTCAAGAGCTGTGAGAATGGAGTTACTCAAGTGGAATCTATGCCATTTGCTATATTCCAGGAGCAGGGCAAGATATATCTAGACAGTCTAGTAGTGAGGAATACAGACATGGTGACAAAAGATTCATTCCTATGTTATGACAGAGTTGGACAAGTTGATGGTTCTGATACCAGTCAGACAACCACAAACAGAATGAAGAAATTTGACATTTCAAAATGCAAGAATGTTGTCAGGACCGGCGATAAACACTGTGCAGGAGATGAGGTTTTCTGTTCTCAGTATAACTGCGAGGGCGATTATCCTGCAGCACAATGTGTGTTTGCCAAGGGATCTGGACCCATTGAGTTGTTCATGAGTGGCGTATGGGTTAGACCAATCTGTCTGGGCTATGAGAAAGTCTCAGTTAGACGAGAAATCAAACCTCAAATACTGAAGAGTCAGTCAGAGTGTTTAAATTGTGTTGCTGATTGTAAGATAAGAGGAATAGTTGTCAGGAGTACTGGATTTCGAATAACATCAGCAATAGCATGCTCACATGGTTCTTGTGTGTCAAAAACACAGGAGCCAAATACTGAAATTTTGGTTCCTTATCCAGGAATGAGTGCTTCAACTGGAGGTGACATAGGAATACATTTATCTCATGATGATGGCACAATAAGCAATCGATTGAGAGTGTTCTGTGAGCCAAGAGATCTATGTGAAGCCCACTCTTGTATGTTTTGCCTAGAGGCGCTAATTAACTATCAGTGTCATACATTCTTAAGTGGGCTCATGGTTGCTATGTTTGTGGTTTCGATGATAGCAGTTTTGGTCTCAGGTGTTGCCGTCATCCTTAAGGTCTTTAGAATATCACCAAGAATCTTGGCATTACCTATCGTGTGGTTGTCTATGATTTTTAGGTGGATCGCAACAGGTGCTTACATTAGACTTAGCACAAAGCTTAGAAATCTTAACAATGAGATAGGATGGAACGATAACAATATTGAAGGAGTCATTGTTCAAGGGGGCAATCCCAGATTCTTAAACAACAATGCTAGAAATATGAACAGACACTTGAATAGGTATATGTATACTATTGGTATACTATTATTCATGATATGTTCTGTACACCCATGCTCTGAAATAGCCCTAGCATCCAGCAAAATGACCAAATGCACATCTGAGAAGAGTAAAACAAATTGTAAAGTATCCGGGTCCCTACTTCTAAAGGCAGGAATTATTGGGTCTGACACATGTTTGCTGATTAAAGGACGCAGTGACACACAGCAAACCTTAATATCAATCAAGACCGAATCAAGTGAGATAGTGTGCAGACAAGGACAGGATTTCTGGACTGGTCAGTTCTCCCCAAAGTGCATGTCATCAAGAAGATGTCATGGTGTTGGTGAGTGTATAGACCAAATCTGCCAGGCCTGGACAGACAATAAAACATCTCAGGAATTTTCTGGAATCTCTAAGAATCAAAAGATGGTTGAAAATAAATGTATAGAGCAGTGTGGTGGCTTTGGATGTGGTTGCTTCAATATAAATCCTTCTTGTCTCTTTGTTCATGCAGAATATGTGTCAAACAGGAAAGAGGCTATTAGAGTCTTCAACTGCATTGATTGGGTTCACAGACTCACACTGAAAGTGACTGACTCACAAGGTGACTCTGAAATTATAACATTAGGATCCATGGAGACTAAGTTCTTTAAATGGGGATCCCTTACTTTATCTTTAGACGCAGAAGCTATAACTGGCAGCAGTAATTTGCTGTTTATGCAAAATCATGCTGGAGGATTTTCATTGGCTGATGAGCAGTTCTCTGACATTCCAAGAGAGGGATTCATAGGTGAAATCAGGTGCGGATCAGAGGCAGCTGTAACTTCAGCTCACTCATCTTGCAAAAAAGCCCCAAACCTCATAAAGTATAAGCCTGTTCTTGATTATGTTGAATGTTCAACAAATTTGATTGATCCATTCACAATGTTTCTGAGGGGCTCTCTTCCACAAACGAGGAATGGAAAGACCTTTACATCCTCGAAGGACCAGAAGACTGTGCAGGCTTTGGCAAACGCTCAGGTAAATGCACAGATATCACTAACGATTGATGACTATGAGGTTGAGTTCAAAGAGGAAGGACCCAGCTGCGAGGCCACTTTTCTAAACCTGACAGGATGTTACTCTTGCAATCATGGTGCAAGGGTGTGTCTTAGAGTCTCCATAATCTCTGATGGTATCTTCTCTTCTCACAACGAAGATAACAGTTTGAACATGGCATTTCATGTTAAAAACAACATGAAAGAATACTGCCAGATCCTCCATTTTGACACTCCACATGTAGATGAACAAATGACCTACACATGTGGTTCAGATGAGAGGCCAATCAACATCAGAGGCTCTCTAATTTCTATTATGCCATTCGATTTCAGAAATCAATCCGACACTGTCTCAACTATTGTTAATCCTGTTTCTACGGGCTGGTCACTCTCAAACTGGGGAAAAGGGCTCATGAATTGGCTCGGAGGACCACTAAAAACAATGGGACTCATAATCTTATACATAGGACTTTCAATTCTTGGTTTGACGCTCTTAATTTACATCTTCAAGGTCATCATCTTGAGTTACATCAAAAAGATAGCTAGCAGGAAGTCAAAATAGAGTAAAGAGGTAAGTAAGAAAATGAATGAAAGAGAAAAGAGAAGAAAAAGAAAAAAAAAGTTAAAGAAAAGGAAAAAGAAAAAGAAAGAAAAAGAAGAAAACAGGAGGGAAAGGGGAAAGGGAATAGGAAAAGAAAAAGAGAAAGAAGGAGGGAAAAGAATGAGAACAAAGAATAAAAAGACAAAAAGAAACAAAAGAAAATACTACGGAAACATACAATGACACTATTCTTTGT